TGTGGCATTTTTGTCTTTGATGCTGTCGAGTTTGTTCGCCAGGTTATCAACTTCTGTGCCGGCAGCATTCAAACCTTTTTCCCAGCCGTCAGGAATGAGAGAGTCCGGCAGCAGGTTGATGAGCTTCTTAATCCCGTCCCACAGTCCGCTGAATTGCTCCTTCACCCAGTTGACAACTTTGTCTAAGCCGATGAACTTATCAACCAGATAGGTGATGGCAATAATTGCGGCACCAATCGCCGTGACCATCATGCCAATCGGGTTGGCCATGATCACCGCATTGAGGCCAATCAGCGCCACTTTGGCGATCGCCAGAATGGTGAGAATGCCTTTGAAGTTCTGCGCAAGAAAAATCAGCCCTTTACCTAAGAACTCCAGCGCCTGATACAGCCCGTTGACGGTCTGAATCACTTTATCCATAAACTCGGTGCGCCACTGGGTGTTTTTGAATTTTTCTGAGAATTCGGTAAACAGCTTAGTGGCTTTCTCCATAATCGGTGCCAGCGCGGCAAACTTAATTGAGCGCAGGCTTTCGGAGATGCGCTGCACTGCGTCGTTGTACGCTTCCGCTTTCGCGGCATCTTCTGCAGTGGCGCCGCCGCCCAGATCGTTGAACTCCTGACGCGCAGCAGTCAGCCCCTGCGTGCCTTCGCGCAGCATGATGAGCATTTCCCGCCCGCTGTCACCAAAGGCGGCATCTGCAAACGCCATTTGCTCCTGCGCGGTTTTGAGTTTAGAGAAAGACTCCAGCAGCATCTGATAGGCTTCCTGCGTATCTTTCGCGCCCTGTAAATCGCGGAACGCGGCGTTCTTGCTCTTTTTCAGGTAACTGCCCAGTGCGCCCGCTCCGGTGGTTTGAAGAACACCCAGACGGCGGGTAAAGCGAGTCATTGAGGCCGACAGCGCATCGGCGCTCACGCCCGCGTGTTCGGCTTGCGATTGCATGGCCTGCAGTTCGCTGATCGGCAGATTGAGGTTGGCGGATTTCTTGGCAAGTTTGTCCATCTCTGCCGCGCTGCTGTTCACCTCGGCTGCCAGTCCGGCCAGGCTGAAGCCTCCGAGCAGGGCGGCACCTTTGCCGAGCGCCGCTCCGGCCACATTCGGCAGGCGAATAGCGCCATTGAGTTTTTGCAGGGGCGACATCGCGCCGCGCAGGATGGCGTATTTCTTACTCAGTTTGATGATTTCCGCGCCGTGCTTTTTGTAGCGACTTTCCAGACGCTTGTTCTCGCCATCGAGGTCGTGCACTTTGACGCCTGTTTTTTTCAGCTCACCCCCCAATTTGACCAGGTGTGTTTTGTACTGGTCCTGCTGCTGTGTGAGCTTATCGACCCGCTGCTGCTGTTTGGCAATTTTCTCCGTGAGGGCGGCGGTCGGTTTACCCGCCGCGGCTGCGCTGGCTTGCAGCTCACGAAGTTTTTCACTGGCCGATGCCATCGCAAGCGTATTCTGGCTCATCGCCTTTTTGGTGTTTTTGAATGAACCAATCATGCCGATCGCGGCCGAGTCATCCGCCTGCGCTTTCTGAATCTTTTTGATGGCTTTGGCATAGTGGTCGGAATCACTCGCCATGCCTTTAAGCGGCGCGGACACTTTGTCTTTCAGTCCCATCACCACGGAGAGGTTCATCTTCATTCGAATGTCCTTCATACAAAAAAGAGAGCTAATCGCTCTCTTGTGTTTCGGTTCGTTGCCTTGCCAGCTCGCGGAACAGTAATAAATCGTCGTAGGTGAGGGCGTCTATTTCGCTCGGCGGCCAGTGAAAGACCATGGCGATGTCGGCGTAGTAGTCCTCAACCCGGTTTATCAGAGTTCCGTATTCACGAAAAAAGAGGCGATGGTGGTCAAAAGTGGCGCCCAGTTCTCCGGTGGCAGGTTCAGCAAATCGCGCTCAGTCAGAGACGAAATGCGCGGCAGCAGGACTTCACCGGCATCAAATTTCATCTCACACACATCAATCAGGCTGAGCCCGCGCAGGTTGCCCGAATGCGGCTTGCGAATGTCTACTGTGTTGATTTCCACGCCATCTTTCACGATAGGGGTGGCCAGTGTGGCCGTTTTCACTTCAGCCTGATTGTTAATCGGAGTTGCCATAGCCGAGTTCTTCCTTCAGTTCGTTGAGCCGGGTCTTGCGACCGCCTTTGTTCGGGTCGAGTTTCATCACCGCATCAAACAGCGCGTACGCTTTCTCTGTGTCGCCGTCTGCGTCATACCAGTCACCTGCCAGACGGAACATCTTCACCTTGAGCGGCGCGTTGGTGGCGAGGTTTCCGGCCTGCAAATCGGCAACAGCCTGAAGCAGGTAGTCGCGGTTAAACGCCAGTTTCTCTTTCGAGGCGTGGTGCGAGTACTTGAACACGATGTCGCAGAACGCGGTCTGGCCGTTTGACTTCCAGCTGTCCGGCGTTTCCAGCCCCATGTCGATGGCCGCGCGGAAGCTGTCGTGTACCGTCGTCAGTTGGCCCAAATCAACCTGCCACTGATAGAACCACCACACCACATCGAGATGGCCGAGGTCAGTGTGAGTGGTGAGAAGCTTCTCAATCAGCGGCTGGTATTTCTTCACCAGCTCGGCTTTGTACGGGTCTTTTTCCTGAGAGCCGGCCAGCGTGCGCAGGAACGCCAAATCCTGTTTGAGCATGACCTGCGTTTCTTCCCACGGTTTGTCGGCCAGCGTCGGGCGGGCGGTGTTGCCCATCGGGGCGGGTTGCGCCGCGGCTGGCATCGGATTGGCCTGAGCCGCCTTTTGCTGCTGAGCCTGCCGCTTTAACAAAATCGATAGCATGTCACGCTCCTTATTGTGAGATGAGTTCAAAGCCGTTGAACAACACTTCCAACTGGCCGTCTTTGACATTCAGCGTGAGCGGGTCCACCGTCCAGGCATCCGTGAGGGTGTAGACTTTGCCGCTGTTGAGTTCGAGGGTGATGTTCTCATCCACGAACGCCTTGATGGCGTCTTCATCGGTCGCTTTGGCGTGCACGATGGTGGCTTTGATGTAGGGCGCGCCGTCATACACTTCGCTGTGTCCCAGCACGCCGTCATCGCCCATGACCGCTTCACGCTTGAGGTTACCAAACCCGATTTCTGCGCCTTCTTTAATGGGCAGGCGGCCCAGAGAGCCGGCGTTCAGTACGGCGCGGCTGGTGATTGTGGTTCCCATGGCTTACTTCCTGAATTGAATTTTGCCGGCAACGATGATCAATCCGTTCACGAACTGCGGTGAGTCCTGATAGTTGATCCGCTGCTTGTTGGTGTCATCGAGCTCAACAATGAGCGACTTCTTGTAGCCGTCGAAGTCCTGCACGATGCCGTTGTATTCCAGCTCTTTGTACAGTGCCAGCAGCTCGGTTTTGAACATGCTGGGCGTGACAATCGCCTGTCCCGGCGCAAAGCGGGTGCCGTCTTTGGCCACTTTGAAACGGGCGTATTTGCTTAAGATGCGCGAACGTTGTTTCTGACGAAAATACATCGCCGTCGCTGGCGTCATGATGTCGAGGTAGCTGTTGTCGGCGATGCCTGATGCGTTTTCGGTGTAGGCGGTGACCGCGCGCTCCACCTGCACTTCTTTGGTGGAGGTGACGACGTACGTGCCCATCCCCTCATGGAGCAGCAGATTACGCTCGGCCCAGTCAAACTCGGTGCTTGCAATGGAGTAGACGCCGCTCATCTTGAGCGTTTGCAGCGGGCGGCACGGGTCGTTCGCCAGTGACGGCGCAATTTGTCCCGCCCAGGCACCAATCGCCGCTGCATCCGTCAGGGCTTCATCGGCAGAGTTACCGAGCGCGTTCACCGGCATAAAGCTGATCAGCGGGCAGTTGCTTTTGTTGGCAAAAGTAATCAGCTCCGCATGGGTGCCTTTTTTCGGGATATAAGCCACGCCGGGGATCTGCTGCAGCGCCTGATAACGCTTTTCCAGAAACTCGCCCAAGTCGCGGATGGTGGTGTCATCATTGAGCGAGCAGAGGATGTGGTGGTACTGCACGTCACCCAGGGCAGCCAGTGCTGACATGGTATCGGCCGCGTCCACGCTGATGGCGTAGACGGGCATGCTTTCATCCTGCTTGCGAAAGTAGGTCACCATATCGACGATGTCGGAGGCGCCGAACTGCGCCTGCGCTTTGGTTTCATCCATACACAACACAACGGTGTTGGGCGCCACTGAGGCACCCGCAACCGCGTTGCCGATCACCAGGCACCGTTGCTGGTCTTCCGCGCTGTTGGCCAGACTGTTGTTGATTTCGACATACATGCCGGGCACATAAGCGCTGGCCGGAACTTCTGAGAAGCTGATGCTCATTGGCCGTTCTCCTTATTCGTTGCCGCTTTCGTGGTGACGAGCACGACGGATTGGTCTTTAATGCGACGCAGCCAGTAAGGGTTACGCGGCTTCTCTTCGCCCGCGGCCTTTAACGGCTCCCGGGTCTCCGGGTCACGAACCAGTAACCCTTTTTGTGGTTTGACTTTGATGGTTTGCATTTAACTTTCCACGTCAGTTGTAAAGTGCTCTGCCGCCATGGCGAGCAGCTCGCGCTCGATCTCCGGCGTCCAGCCGATGAAGGTACGCCGGGGCATCTGATAGTTCTGCTTGACCCGCCGCCCGCCTTGCCAGCGTCCGGTCTTGCTGTCGAAGAAGCCATTCACGCGGGTGGTAAACGAGAGCTGGCTGCCCTGATTGTGCTCCTGGCCGATGCGTCCGGCGACGCCCGCAAGGCCCACTTCAAAATGGTGTTCATCGGCCTGCGTGCGCAGGGATTTCGACAGGCCCATCAACATGTTCTTGTTGTTGACGGTATGGCGTAACGATGTCCCGTCTCGCAGGCTCACTTTTTTGCGACCCGTTCGGCTCTGGTACGGGTTATTCTCAATGTCCCGCTGCGCCCGGATTTGAGCGCGGAAGAACTGGCGCGCGCGGTTGGCCATGCGCCGGTTTAAATCCAGTTTATCAGTGGCGGTCAGCACCAGACGCTCAACCACCTGAGTAAGCTGATCCGGTGTTTTCAGCGTGAGTTCGTTCATGGCAAATCATCCAGATGGCCGACAAACAGCACCAGTTCGTTCAGGTCGTCTTCGTCGACACGGGCAGCAAAATCGCCCACGCATTCAAAACGTTCGCCGTGTTGTTGCCAGTTTCCTTGCGGGTTGGCTTGCAGTGCGAAGGCTTCCCGCAGGTCAATCTTGATTTTGATGTCGCAGCGGCCGTTATCCAGCAGCTCGGTGGCGAAGGTCGGAAACGGCAACCCTTTTTCCATCCGGTACGGGTCGTGCGTATTCATCCAGGAGACTAAGTGCATCATCAGAATGTGCGGCTGCACTCTGACATCCTGCATAAACACGATGGCGGTGTACTCGAGTTCAAACCCGTCGACGCTGTCGCCCTGAGTGCAGAAAAGCGCGCCGTCTTCGGCCCAGACGGTGAAGTTCTTGGCATCCGTCACGTGCTGTCTGAACAGGTCCGTTAAACTTTGCAGCGCTTTCATCACACCACCTCAAAACAGTAGGTTTCCTGCCCGTGAAGCAGCAGGTCCACCGCCTGGCGATATTGCACCTCACAATGGTATTTCTTGCTGCTCAGCGCTTCCTGACGCTCGGCCGCTTCGGCAGTCGCATCGGAGCTGAGCCGGATGCCGATCAGTTCGCTGGCCGTCAGCGCAAACACCGCCTGGGTGTAGAGCGTGGTACCGGATTCTTCATCACCGAACTTGTCCTTTGAGAGCGCGGCAAGGCTCTCGTACTGCGCGATGGTATTGACCAGCTCGCGGTGCACCTTAATGCGCGAGACTTTCGCCTGTTGCAGAATGCCTGCCTCTGTCTCATTGCTGAGGAAATGAAACAGAGACTGAAACTCTGAAATTTTGAGTGCGGGAAAGTTATCCGTGGCGGGCAGCTCGGAGGCATACACGTCGCTTTTATTGCCGATAAATTCCATACATCACCTTTGAGGGAATGCAGGCAGCAGTGCACGAATAACAATCTGTGTAGGAGCCAGATTGATAACGTGACAGAGCCTGCATTGGAGGGTGTCAGTCTGGCGCGGTTATACCCACGCCCCGTTGATGTTGAGTTTGACGTTGCCGAACTCGACCGCCGCCATTTTGTCAAGCTGCTCGATGACGTACGCCATGTTCATCGACTCAAAGTTTTCCATCTGGTCTTTGGCGTCGTTTTTCTTACCGACCGTGCGGCGCACCGAGTCTTCCTGAATGTAGATAGACAGGTTGTTGTAGCTGGTCACCATGATGCCCGTTGACGGGAAGCCCGGAACCGACACCGCAGGCAGGCCGCCATAGGTGCCGATGACCTGACGCTCCTGAATCTTGCTCTTTTCTGTCGGCGTATTGCCGTGCGCGTCGTAGAACTTGGCCTTTTCATAGGCCAGCAGATCAGAGCCGATGATGGCAACCAG